CTTATTGTTCCAGTGCTACCAATTTTAATTAAATTTATTACTGATCCAGTTGTAATTGCTACCGTATCAAATGGCGGTATTGTAATTGTTGTAGTGCCGGTATTTGAATAAGTAATTAATTTGTTATCTGCATCAGCCAAAACAAAAGTATCTGAAGTTGTTGTAACTGCCCTAACAGTTAAATTGGCTATGCTGTTCATCTGAGCCGCCGTTAGTACCTGACCAACTGAAAAAGTTGCCATCACACTCCCCTAATAAGCCAAAGAATCTTCATCTAAAATTCCATCAACGGTAGAGTCTAGCAAAAATCCTACGGCAAAAGGCTGGGCGCATGTAAAAGTCACTTGAAAAGTTTTAGGTGTTATCTGATAAGTCAAGCCGGCTATGACGGAATCTGTAACCACATTACCAGCCGGCAAGGTTTGGGTTACTTGGATAGGGCTAAATATGTCTAAATTTAAAGCGGCAATAACCCGATTTGGATCATCCTCACCAAAAGCATCTACTGTTAAAGAGTTTAATTGGATGTTTACGCCTTCTTCTTTTCGTGAAGCAATAATCATTTGAGCCTGATTTAAGGCATCTGCATCACTTTGCATAATGCCACCTCTAACACGGCTGTGTTGAAAGTAATCATCAATGCTGGCTGTATCACTGGCAGTTTGGGCAACGCCGCCCGTTCTTGTAACGGTGACTTTGTTAATCATTTGATAATCAGAAATATCAAATTGAACGGCTTGGTATGTTACATCACCTGATCCTGGCACATCACTGAACAAAGTTAATGAGCCGCCTTCGGCAACTATGATGTCATTACGTGACATAAATTTTGCGTAACCGCGTTCATCCATATAGAACGCGCCCAGGTCTGTACTTTCTACAACTTGGCAGGCTGCCAATAATGATCTTGATGATCCATCATCTACTTGCACGGTAGTGTTTGCAGTAGTTGATATATCACGCATACCGCCTGGCCATTCTCCAGCATCTAACAAACTTGTAATTCTTTGTGCAGTAGTTTGTCCAGCCGTGCCACCACTAACTGATGTAATAGTTGTAAGGTTTAATAACTGAAATCCATCTACACAGGCTAAAGTCACATAGGCTGGATCAAATCCAGTAGGGCTTTGGTAATTCCATTCTTGTATATAAAAAGAACCTAAGTTATATGTAACGCCTAAATATTCTGCCGTAAAACGAATCTTACGCATTGGTTTAATTTTGCCGTATAAACTTGATCCGGTATTGGCTGGATTAAATTCACCTGTTTCATCAACAAAAACTATACGCGCCGTACCGCCAGTAAAAGAATCTGATGATCTATTAAACGCCCGGCGTATGTAACATTGAGTAACAAAATTTGTTATATCTACTACATCTGCCGCGGCTGTTCCAAGAACAGAAAAATCTAATGGTGTTGCCGCATCATCCAAAACAAGGCTAGGATCAAAACTTGCACCGCCGGAGAAATCAATCTCCGCCCTAAATTTAGCGGCTGGCATTATCTACCTAAGTTTGTTAATTGAGTTACCGCACCTGCTCTGTTTAAATTATACAAAGCATCTTGAATTACAGATTGCAATTCACCCTCTGATATAACTGAGCCTGCGACATTAACATTTACAGTAGTACCAAATGAACCCATTCTATCTAATGGAATAACGGCCTCTGCACCGGCTTCACCAATCAATGCATTTGTTGGTCTTGTAACAATTCCACCCTCTGCTAACGGCACGCGGCGTAGGCCAGTAAGTGGATCAAACATACCCGGATTAGCAGCCATATAAGCATCTGCCTGGGCTTGTAATCTAATAGATGAAGCCGCCAAACCTGATGCCGCACCTTTTTCAATGCCCCTTGAAATAAATTCTTTTTCAAGGCCTTTTTTAATTTCATCATATTTCATAGGTTCAGGAACATTAGAAGTTGGCGGCGGTGTTGGTGGTGTTTTCACTTGACTTAACAAGGCTAACATTTTTTTGATTTCTTCATTAGCGGCGAACAGTTTCATTATGTACATTTCAACGCCTACGGTGGTCATACCCCATTTTTTAGCAAGTTCATCTATTTCACCTGTTGTAATTTTGCCATCTTCAATTACTCTTAATACATCAGCGTATTTTTGCGCTTGATTAACTGCGGCTTCTGTACCTTCTGCAAGTTTTTGCAATATCTTCACACGCGCTTCATCTTCGGCAGATAATTTACGGCTTAAAGCAACTTGCAAATTGATTGCATCAAGATCAAACATGGCTTGCAATTCGGCTTTCTTTTTATCTAAAGCCTGTTGCGATAATTTTTCTTTTGTTATTTGTTTTTGTTTGTTTAGGGCTTCAGCCGCCATTTTGTCTAAACGTGCTTGTAATTTTGCTAATTTTTCGGCTAGGGCTTTTTGTTCGGCTGTTTGTTCAACAGTATCTTTCATATTGTTACTAATAGTTTTGCCTTCTTCGGCCAAACCTCTAAAACCTTCAATCCACCCGCCAACCACAGGAATACTTTTCGCTTGAAATAAAAATCTTAAAAAGGCATTACCTTCAATTTTTTTAGATATTCCATCAAATGCATCAGTAATTTTTGATATTTTATCGGCCAATGCAACTATGATGTAACCACCATTTAATCCTAATGATTCAAGTTTTGTGCCAAAATAATCAGAAGCATTACCACCGTCAATAAGAATTTCGGTTGCAAGAAGAAAACCTTCGCCTAAACTTGTTTGCGCCGCACCTGCACTAATTTTTAAATTATCTAATTGACCACCAAATGTTTCAGTGGCTCTTTTAGCCGCCCCACCAAATTTTAAAGTTAAATAATCTGTAATCTCTGCCAATCCAATTTCTTTGGCAGTTACCGCATCAAATCCTAAACCTAATGCGCCCAATGCTTTAAAATTGCCGCGACTTGCTTTACCTAACGCATCTGATACCTGGGTTAAATCAATGCCTGCGCCCACGCTAGTATCTAAAGCAATGGTAAATAAATCCTGTGCTTTAGTTAAATCAGCAGTTTGTATAATTAATCCATTAATTGCAGGTGTTAATATATCTTTAGTAATGTTTGATGCTTTTTCTATATTACTAATAAAGGCATTTACACTAGGCAATTGGTCTAATTGATTTATTGATCTTAAAGATTGTTCAACTGATTTATCTAATCTTTCCTGGGCTAACGCCGCTTGTATAGAGTTTTTTGCAAATATGGCTAAGCCAGCCGCCGCCGCAATTGCCCCGGCTTTGGCAAAAGATTTTAATTTGAAGGTGCTTGTTGCAACTACTTTATCAAAACCTTGTAATTCTTTAGTGGCGCGTTCTAATCCTTTTTTATCAAATTTGGTTAAGAAGTTAATTGCAACATATTGACTTAATGCCATAATTAACCCCTAAATTCTTTGCCTAGATATTTTTTAAGCACACCGTATAGATTATCATTTACTTGCCCGCCCAATTGTTGTGATGCGCGGTAAATCAATCTTTTTTCTTTATATGCGCTTGAATTAGCCGTGCCATCTAATTTTCTAATAAAAGATTCACTAGCGTTTGGGTTTCGGCTTACACGCCTTGTGCGGCTTCTTGATCTTGATGTACCAAAACCTGCCAACTCATAAATTATACCAGGTACCGATTTATTTACTACGGCTAAAGCGGTTACTGAAAATGTTGTGCCTTTTACTCTTTGTACTTTCGTTTTAGCACTACTTAATTTAATGCCGGCAACTACTTCTGATTGTGACCATTTCCAACGGCTTCTTTTATTTTCGCCAATTGTTCTACCCCTATGCGCTTTATCATTAGCCCATCCCCATGCCGGTGGATATGAAGGCTCAACATCTCGCCAACCTGGGAATGGTGAATGTGGTACAAAACTTTGGGCTAATTTTGCAACTGGTCTTACCGATTTATTTAATTCTCTTTTAAATTCTTTTTGTAAATCGGCATCCATTTTTTTTAATTTGTCCATTACTTCATCTAGGTTTTCAACATAGATTGCCTTTAATGATCTATCGGGCAATATCATTATTTACGCCTAACTGTTGCCTTTTTGTTGTTGTAATGCCGTTCTTGCAAAATGGCTTTTATAGCCGCATAAATCGCTGGATCAACCTCTAATAAATCTTTAGGGCTGATACCGGTTGCAACCGCCACAGATGCGACTTCATAAATTTGTCCGTGACGGTCTATCCATTTTTTGAATCATACAGTAAATCAATATCTGAATACTGATTAATATACTCATCGCCAAACAATAATTCAGTTTTGCCGGCATCTTTTTCTAAACGCCAGGCAAACCACCACAGATCACTTTCCATTTGTAGTTCCCCTAGACGCTTACGCCAGCCTGTCTTAAATTCGGCTTCAAATGCCACCTTTGCGGATGGCGTAAGATCATAGGTTAATTTCTTACCATCTTTTTTAACAATCTCAATCTTGTGCATTGTCCCACCTCTCCTTTATTACGCGCTTGTTGATTTTGTTAATGCAGTTACCGGAAGCGAAACGCTGACAGAGGCTACGCTATCAATTGCACCGTTAATTGGTGTCCATGATGAAACTAAGCATGACATTGTATAACTTGGGTTTGTTGCTGAAACTGTACCTGCAACTGGTATCAATTTGATATTCAGTTTAGTACCTAATGCATCCTCAAATAGTGAGTTTACAGAAGCCGCCGCAAAATCATTGTACACTTCTAGCGATAGTGTAGGTCTTTCAACCCCGCCTATCATATTCTGTACATTATCTGACATGGCTGTAATTTCAACCTGGTCAATTTCGCGTGCAAGACTTACAGTGCTGACATGATCGCTGATAGTTGTAGTACCTACAATCACGGCAACTTTGTTACCCATAAATATGGCCATATTTTTCCTTTCGTTACTAACCTATCAACTCAACCGCATATTGATAACTTAGGTAGTCAATATTAGCGGAAGTAATTGTTCCAGGGCTTGCAGACACAACCCTGAGCGTTTGTACAGCACCGCTTAATGTTTTATCAGCCTCAATTGCGGTTTTAATTGAAGTTGAACCGGATGAAGCAAGTAG